GTAACGTAGAGCAGACTTCTTTCCTCTGTCGTGCAGGTGCAATTCCTGCCGCTCAGGTTGGTATCGTAGAAGTTCCGTTCCGCGGCCGTCAACTGAAGCTGCCAGGTGACCGTACCTTTGAAGATTGGACAGTGTCCATCTACAACGATGCTGCAATGGAAGTCCACAGTGCTTTCGTTCGCTGGCAGGACGGTATGAATGGTTTCACAACCAACACTGGTATCACTACTCCAGAGACTCTGTTCGCTGACCTGAAAGTTCAGCAGCTCGATCGTCAAGAGAATATCGTAAAAGAATTCTTGATCGAAGATGCTTGGCCAACTCAGATCGGTGCTATCGAGCTCAACTACGACCAAACAACGGCAATCGAACAGTTCGACGTAACGTTCGCTTACCTGCAGTGGTCCTCTGTTGACACGACTGGACAGGTCTAAAAAACGTTATAAATAGGGGTATGGTGTAAAAACTGTACCCCTATTTTGAGAAAGAATGTTATGGAAGATCCACGTCATAATAATAAAGGTTCAGTAGACGATAACGAAGCAGCCCGCCAGGCCAAGAAGGAAGGCGAGTTCTTCGGTTTTGAAGTAAAGTCAGAAGAACAAACGCCTGAGTCTGCTAAATCTTTTATTGCTCCTTCCGAGGAGAATGAACCAGCTGAGATCATGTACGGCAATGCCGGCGGTTTCTTTGGTCAGACTATGGATACACGTGGTGACAACTTCGCTAACGAGCGTGACCTTGTTGCCAAGTATCGAAATGCCGCTATGCAGCCGGAAGTTGATGCTGCTATTCAAGAAATTGTAAACGAAACCATCGTCAATAACGACGAAGACCTCCCACTTACTTTGAACCTTGACCATGTTGAGCTCGGCGACGAAGTCAAAGAGAAGCTCCATGATGAGTTCTATGAGATCCTTGCGAAATTGGATTTCCGTAAGTACGGTTCTGACATTTTCCGTCGTTGGTATATTGACGGTAAAATCGTTTACCACATTGTTATTGATCTGAACAATCCTAAGAAGGGTATCGTAGACCTACGTCCGATCAACCCTACTCAGATCCGTAAAATCAAAGAGATCGAAAAAGATAAAGATCCACGTACAGGTGCTGATTTCATTAAGCAGACCGACGAGTACTACATCTATAACGAAGATCAGTTCCAGACTAACTCGACATCTTCTGCTTATGGTACAACCATGGGTGGTCAGAATGCAACCGGACTGAAGATTGCTAAAGATGCCATCGTTTATGTCACGTCAGGTCTGACCGATGCAAGTCGTTCGGTTTCTCTTTCGTATCTCCATAAGGCTCTTCGTTGTGTGAACCAGCTTCGCATGATGGAAGATGCCCTGATCGTATATCGTACGGTTCGTGCTCCTGAGCGTCGTGTATTCTCCATTGATGTTGGCGATATGCCTAAGAAGCAAGCCGAAGAGTACATCTCAAACCTTATGTCGAAGTATAAGAACAAGATCACATACGATCCTTCGACTGGTGAGATCAACTCAAGCCGTCACCATAAGCATATGCTCGAAGACTTCTGGCTTCCAAAGTCTGCTTCTGGTAAAGGTACAGACGTTTCTACGCTGCCGGGTGGTGAGAACCTTGGTAACATTGCTGATGTCGAATATTTCCAGCAGCGTCTTTATAAAGCGTTGAACGTTCCAATTGGTCGACTGACACCAAGCGAACAAACATTCTCTATTGGTAAGAACGGTGAAGTTGACCGCGAAGAGATCCGCTTCCAAAAGTTTATCGATAAGCTGCGTATTCGTTTTGGTCAGGTGTTTAAAGAGCTTCTTCGGACTCAGCTGGTGCTCAAGGGTATTATGCGTGAGCACGAGTGGGAAGATATTCGCGAAGACCTTATCATTGACTATAACCGCGATAACTATTACTCTGAACTGAAGGACGCAGAGATCCTGAAAGAGCGTATCAATATGCTCAAGGATCTTGGCTTTAATCCTACCGAATTCTTCTCTCGCGAATATATCCGTAAGCATATCCTTAAGCAGACCGATGAAGAGATCGATGCTATTAAAGATGAGATGCGCCAGGAATATATAAATAATGATAACCTCTTCAGAAAGATGGAAGGCGGAGGTGAAGACCTCGGCGCTGACGACTTCGGTGGCGGTGGTCTAGATGCAATCGATGACTTCGGTGACCTCGGCGGTGAGGAAGACCTTGGTGGCGAAGACGCCTTTGAGCCAGGTCCACCTACTGGAGCGGCTACTGAACTCGACGATGAAGAAGACATCGATATTCCTGAAACAGATATAGAAGATCTATAAGATATAAATATATCATTGGATTACTAGGAAACTATTATGTTTGAAGTACTGCGTACAGATGTAAACGATCCTTTCCAGGGACTTAAGGTTCTTAAAGACGGCAAGATTGTTGCAACACTGGTTATTGATGGCCAGGGTGCTGTACCATTTGCAAAGCAGGTCGGTGAGTTCATGGATATGACCACTGGCGAAAAACAAGATGGTGTTTCGGTCGCTGAAGTTTATGAAACCTTTGGTGTCGAACTAGAAGAAAGTAATGAAATGAATGAAGGTACTAAAGCCATTGTGCAACACCTAGCACGTGGCGAAAACCGGAAAGCTGAAGAAGCTTTCAAAACTGTTATGGACCAGAAAATCGGTAATGCAATGCGGGCTAAAATGCCTGAGGTTGCACAATCAATGTTCAATAACGAAAAGAGTTAAAGCAATGAAACTTATCACCGATGCAAATCTTATCACCGAAGCGAAGACTGATGAGCGCACCGGTGAAGTTTATATTGAAGGCATCTTTATGCAAACGAAGCCTAACCGCAATAAGCGGAAGTACTCGTTTGACATTCTGAAGAATGCCGTGAACGAATATGTAGAAAACCAGGTGAAGACTGGCCGTGCTGTTGGCGAGCTCAACCACCCAGATTCCCCTATCGTTGACTACAAAAATGTTTCCCATCGCATCCTTTCCCTGGAATGGCAAGGAGAAAATGTGATGGGAAAGGCACTTATTCTGAATACTCCAAGTGGGAAGATTGTTAAAGGTCTCCTTGAAGGTGGTGTCCAGTTGGGTGTCTCCTCTCGTGGTATGGGTACTTTGGGTGACCCTGATGAGAATGGAATCGCTCCAGTTAATGAAGATTTCAATCTTGTCACTATTGATATTGTCCAAGATCCTTCCGCACCTGATGCTTTTGTGAATAGCGTCAATGAAGGTGTTGAATGGGTTAAGAATGAAAAGGGCATATGGGAATCCCGAAATGTTGATATAAAACAAAATGAGACTGAGCTTGTTAGTGAAAACACTAAACTTCGTGATATGAAGCGGCTCCTCTCGAGTTTGATTTAGGAGTGCATTGAAATGCAAGAAAAAAGTAAACTTGATGAGCTCCTTGAAAATGCTCAAGGAGCCCTGAACGAAGACGAGATCGAAGTCTACGGTGCCGAAGAAGGCGAAGCCGAAGATATGGATATGGGTTATGAAGATGATGCCGAGGCAGTTGACCTCGACGCTGAAGAAGGTGAAGCTGAAGCTGAAGCCGGTGATGACGCAGATCTCGATGAACTGATCGACCAACTGAAAGGTATCGTCGACGAGCTTGAGGCCATGGAAGATGACCTCGGTGCTGGTGACGAAGAAGTAAGCCTTGATTTTGACGACGAAGACGAAGGCGAAGAAGAAGAAGTCGAAGAAGCTAAGTGCGGTTCTACCGACGAAGCTGTCGAAGAATCTTCTTGTGATGAAGAAGTCGAAGAGCTTGACGAAGCTACTAAGGCTGTTAAAGCTTCTGATGCTGGTGACGTTGCTGCCGAAGGCGGTAAAGCTACTGGTCCTGAGTCTAAAGAGGGTGGCTCAGCTGGTAAAGCTGATGCGGCTAAAGTTGAAGCTGATGACGAGAAAGCTATTGAAGATACTGTTAAGGCGATTGCAGGTTCTGCTCCAGCCAAAGACACTTCTGACGCTGCTGGCGAAGGCCAGTCTGTCGACGTTAAGAAGACCAACCCAGCTATTGCAGCAACGGGTGAAGGTATCGTCAAAGTAGAGAACGTAGAAGTTGACCTCTCGAAAGAGATTGCAGCAATCGTCTCTATGGACAGCACTCTGTCTGAATCTGCGCAGAAGAAAACAGCTAAACTGTTCGAAAACGCAGTCAACAAAAAAGTTGGTAAAATCAACGATGAGCTTTCTGCTCAGTACACTGAACTCTTTGAGTCGCGTGTTGCTGAATTCGAAGCCCAGCTCGTTGAAAAAGTAGATCAGTATCTCGACTATGTTGTCGAGAACTACATGAAAGATAATGCTCTCGCTATTGAAGAGGGCCTTAAAGTTCGTGTATCTAGCTCCTTCCTCGAAGGCCTTGGTAACCTGTTCAAAGAGCATTATGTCTCTGTCCCAGAAGGTAAAGTTGACCTTGTTGAGTCGCTTGAAGCTGAGATCGAACAAGCCGAAGCTAAGAACAACGAACTCTATGAGCACGCCATCAAGCTGCGTCGTGAGAATGTTGAGCTCCGTAAGGACCGTGCATTCCGCAAGCTGGCCGAAGGCATGAGTGCAGTTGAAGTTTCTAAGTTCAAAGCTCTCACCGAAGGTGTTGAGTATAAGAACCAGAAGCAGTTCGTAAAAGCTATTGAAGCTGTTAAGGCAACTCACTTCGTTACTGAAAGTGTTGCTACCCCAGAACCGCAAGAGTTTGAGACCCTTGCAGAAGATACTAAAACTAATTCTATGGACAAGTACGTTAGTGCTATCCGTAAACTCAAATAAACCTTTAAGGAAATAGAACAATGAAAACTACAGATCTCTTGATCGAAAAGTGGGCACCAGTTCTCGACGCTCCAGAAGCTGGCCAGATCCGTGACCACTATCGCAAAGGCGTTACTGCCCAGATCCTGGAAAACCAGGAAAAAGCTTTCGCTGAGCAGGGCATGATCAACGAAGCCGTACACGGCAACTCCGTTTCTAACGGTGGCGTTGAAAACTGGAACCCAATCCTGATCAGCCTCGTTCGTCGTGCCATGCCAAACCTGGTTGCATACGACATCGCTGGTGTTCAGCCAATGTCTGGCCCAACTGGCCTCATCTTCGCGATGAAGTCCCGTTACGGTGCTAACAACTCTGGCGTTGAAGCTCTGTTCAACGAAGCCGACACTGACTTCGCTGGTACAGGTACGCACGCTGGCGACTCTTCTTCGCTGGTAACTGGTGCCGGTGGCGCAACTGACGCTGGTGCTGCTGGTTCGGGTACAGGTGACAACGTTGCTGATAACTTCGGTTTCGGTACCGGTGTTGCTACTGCAACTGGTGAAGACTTCGGTGGCGCAACGACCATGAACGAAATGTCTTTCTCGATCGAGAAGGCAACCGTTACTGCTAAGACGCGCGCTCTGAAAGCTGAGTACACGATGGAAATCGCTCAGGACCTGAAAGCTATCCACGGTCTTGACGCTGAAGCCGAACTGGCTAACATCCTGTCCACTGAAATCCTTGCTGAAATCAACCGTGAAGTTGTTCGTACGATCAACGTCAAGGCTCAGCTTGGTGCCCAGACTGCTAACGTAACGACCCCAGGTACGTTCGACCTGCACACAGACGCTGACGGCCGCTGGAGCGGTGAAAAGTTCGCTGGCCTGCTGGTTCAGCTGGACTTCGAAGCCAACCAGATCGCCAAAGACACACGTCGCGGCAAGGGTAACTTTGTTCTGTGTTCTTCTAACGTTGCTACTGCTCTGCACAACAGCGGCATGCTGCAGTACACAACTGCCCTGAACACGAAGCTTGACGTAGACGACACAGGCAACACGTTTGCTGGTGTTATCAACGGCAAGATCAAAGTCTACATCGACCCATATGCGACTGTTGACTATGCAACTGTTGGTTACCGCGGTACTTCCCCATATGACGCCGGTATGTTCTACTGCCCATATGTTCCGCTGACAATGGTCCGCGCTGTTAACGAGTCTACCTTCCAGCCAAAAATCGGCTTTAAGACTCGCTACGGCATGGTTGCTAACCCATTCGCTGAAGCTTCTCCAGTCGATAACGCCGGTGCTGATCGTGCAAACGCATACTTCCGCATCTTCCGCGTTACGAACCTGCTGAACGCTGGTGCATAAGGTTAACTAACCTACCTACTTATGAGAGGGGCCCTTCGGGGCCTCTCTTTTTTTGTATGTATAAATAGTTGTGCTAACATAGGTGACATTATGATCAATCAGACGTATCAGACAGCTACTAGTTTTTCAATGTTCATTCCTGGGAGTGAATACGCTGGTCTGCAAATGAAAGTCGTTGAGTTTAAGATCCCACAGGTACAGTCTCCTGCGGTTGAACAAGGTACTCGGCGGCTTATGGCAAAGCATGCAGGCTCAAACCTCGTCTTTGCACCTTTGAGTGTCAATGTAATTGCTGATGGTGGTTTGACCAATATCACGCCGGTTCACAATTGGCTTGTCAATAACGTTATTACAAACGAACCTGAGACGAAAGACATCAGACTTATTGGTTATGCAGCCAATAATACGCAGCTCTTTACGGTTGACTTTAAGAACGCATTTCCGACTGACATAAATATAGACGGATTCAGTTCACAGGATGCGAGCGATCAGATTATCAAAGCTCAAATCGAATTTAATTATGATTATTATACCTACGGATAAGTGAATGACAGTTGAAGAACTATTGTTGGAATGGAAAAAAGACTCAGAGATCAAAAAATCTAAGCTAGATGAAGAGTCTATTAGGACTGCAATGTTGCACGCCAAGTATTTGGAAGTCCATGCAGCCTATAAAAGCCGTTACAATAAGCTCAAAGCAAAACTAAAAGATCTTGAATTCGAAAAGCGTCGTTGGCTGAAAGGTACAATGACCAAATCGGAGATGGATGATCTTGGTTGGGACTATGACCCATGGAAGGGTATGTCCAAACCTATGAAATCGGAGATGGAAGACCACCTCTTTGCTGATGATGATGTAAAGAAGGTCGTTGAGAAGTTGAAAGAGACCGAGGTTCTACTCGAGACCCTTGAGTCTATTATGCAGAATATTCAGTGGCGTCACCAATCAATCAAAAACGCTATTGACTTTATGAGATTCCAGGCTGGCGGATAATGTCGGAAACACTTGTGCTCTCTTATAAGAACTATGCGAAGATTCGTATAGACTCAACTGATGGAGGTATTCTCCATGAGTTGCAAGAGCACTTTAGTTTCTACGCAACTGGATACAAGTACATGCCGCAATATAAATCTGGCATGTGGGACGGCAAGATCCGTCTATTTGATATGAGGACGCAAACTTTGCCAGCGGGTTTGCTCCATGCAGTGAAAGAATTTGCCGCGAATCGATCGCGTAATTATAACCTCGTCCTCGAAAACAATAATTATTTCGGAACTGTGGGTTCCATCGATAATGTGTCGTTTGACGACTTTCATGAGTTTATTCAAGGACTAAATCTTACAGCTGGTGGCAAGCGTATTCAGCCTCGTGAATACCAAATAAAGTCTGCATACGAGGCAATTACTAACTATCGTAAGCTTATCTTGTCTCCAACAGGAACAGGTAAGTCTTTGATCATGTATATGATCATGAGATGGGTACTTCACTGCCAAGACGGAGAACGTTTTGTCATCATTGTACCTACAACTACACTGACACACCAGCTTATATCTGACTTCGAAGATTATTCGTCCATTGACGAGGATTTTGTAGTCGAAGATATGTGCTATCCTATCTTCTCAGGACAGGATAAGAAGGCACC